TCTACCTAAAGGTTAGTCGGCTATTGGTTCATCCGATCCATCCCCATAGCCTGGAATGGCGGAGTTAAGTTTTTGGGATGCGAGCGATTCTAAGGTCGCAACACACCCACGGAAACCTTTAGCACGTCCACAAGCGTCTGCAAGTTCCTCTGGTTTCTTCATCACGGCAGAGGCGTTTTGACGCAGGGTTAAGTTAAGCAAAATAAGACTAAGGCGTTTGCCAGTTGGGGTTGACAAGAAGCCTGTCCACGCCTTCTCATCCTCATCCTCCCACTGTGGTTCGTTGACCCATTCTTGATCGCGAATGAACGCCAATGCTGCTTTTAGTTTTCTCATAGCTTTATTGCCCAGGAATCGCCTTGAAATAGCGTGTAGTCCTTTTGTCCTATTTCCTCAAGTAAGGCCATCTTGACTGACTTCCAACTCCAATCGTGACCAGCCATAATCCCGCCTTCTTTAAGCTTCTTGCGCCAGCCTTTTAGGTCTGCAAGCACGCCTTCGTGCCTATGATCTCCGTCAATATAAACTAGGTCTAGCTCGCCATCCTTGAAGAATTGGAGCGCATCCAAGCTTTTGCCCCTGCTATATAAAACATTCTTAAATGGAGATACACGCTCTTGGAACGCCTCAAATACAAACTTCATCGGGCATTGTTGACTCGCCCTGTCGTTAATGTCGTAGCCGTTTAGCCAAGGATCTACGGCAAGAACGTCCTTAAAATACTTTGCAATAACTACTGTTCCCTCGCCACTATAAGAACCAATCTCAACCGCCCTACCATTTGCACCCTGTTCGTTCGCCCACTCACACAGCTTTGCCAAGCCTTCCGCTTGGAAGGCATCACGCATTACTGGTACTTTCATCAACCAAATCTGGCTGGTGTATTACGAACTGTCGAGAACTTTCTTGGTGCTGGAAGTGGCCTGCGTTGTTGCGTTACCATGCTTGGCCTCTGAGGCTTGGCTATTGTTGGCTGGGGAACTTGCGCCCCTGCTTGTGGAACTTGCGCTCCTGCTTGTGGAACTTGCGGAACTTGCATTCCAGGTTGCGTATTGGCAAAGCTTGCCATCGCGCCTTGGTTCAATGTATTGCTGTTCTGAATACCTTGCTGGAGGAAGTTGTTGTAGGCTGCCATCGCGGCTTGCGCACCTTGTGGGTTTTGATATTGAGATGCCATTGCACCTTGTGGGGCTTCTGGGATTGGGGTAGGTATTCCTCCACCCATGCCTCTATTCGCTAGGTCTTGATTTAATGCATTTGATCCTGGTGTCTGGATTGGCATTAGGCTTGGTGCATTTGGATTATATCTTGATAAAGCATCCCTTAAACTTTGCTGGTATCCCTGCATGGCCTGACCTTGTGGGCTTTGTGGGTCTACAAACTGATCTTGCGGAGAAATGTAATCAATGTTTTTCTTACTCCGATCAAATCCTTCAACATAACCAACTGGGGCAGTTGGAAGCTCTTCACCATTAAGAGCAGCCCTCATTCTGTTATCTTCATATGTAATAAATGGATCTGGTCCTCGCTCTGGAATAAAACTTCTGAAATTTGGTTCAGCATATTGAACTCCAGGTTCATTTTTTATTCCAGACAAGCTCTTGCTCACATCACCTTTTACTGAAAATCTGTAATTTTTTAGACCCCCTTCTTTATTTGGATTTGGTTTATTAACAATATCTAAATTGTATTTTTTAGCAATTGCATTTGCTGCTTCATCATTTACGGAGCCATACTGACCACCAGTAAAACTTAAAATAATTTCTTTGCCTGCCCTCTCTTTGGATTTATCAAACACATATGGTTGTGCTGTCGGATCTGCGCTTGGTGTCCCTCGCTCCGCCTCAATCCTTGCGCGTTGTGCTGCAATTGAGTTTTGGTAGTTCTGCTGCGCCATAGCTGCATCAAAATTAGGGTTGCGCACCAAGTCAAGCGGTGATGGAGCAGGTGCTGGCGTTGGAGCAGGGGCTGGCTTGGGTGTTGGCTTCGGAGCTGGCTTCGGTGCTGGCTTTGGGGCTGGCTTGGGAGCTGGTTTAGGTGCTGGTTTGGGAGCTTGCTTGGGAGCTATTTTGGGATTTGGTTTTCTGGTTGCCATATTAAATTACCTGTGGTTGGGGTTGCTGTTGCATTGCTTCTGGAGGCAATTCTTGCCCCTGCTGTTGCATCTGAGCCTTACCTGCATCACGAAGCTGTTTCTGGATAGCACGAGATGTGTTGGGGTCGATCTGTTCCAACGCCTGCAAATGCTGTTGTAAGTGCGCCATTAGAACTTGCATTGCGCTCTGATCGACCTGCTGTTGCCGCTGTTGAGCCGCTTGGTTAAACGCGAAGAGAACGGATATATGCGCTTTGTGATCGTCGCTAGGCTTGATTGCGACGGGGAATCCAGTTGCAAGCATAGTCGCGATTTCAGTCGCTTGATCTTCAGCTTGATCGCCAGAGGCTGCGTTTGGATCTTGGAAGAGTCTGCGGACCAGCGAGGGATCGTCTTGTTCAAGCACTGACTTTACCAGTTCGCCTTGGTTCACGAAAGGATTATTTTGGAACATGCTCATACGGCTGACTGCCTTCTGCAACGCGAACTGGCGGTTAATAAAGTCAAGTCCACCCTTTGGCTCAATCGAATACTCATCGTGGATGCCTTCGGGTGGCATCGAGCCTGTCTCTTCCGCATAGCGATACATCAAGTCTTTCTTGTTGTACTGCGTGTAAAGCGACCAGCACTGCTTAAAGAGATGGGCTAGGCCCATTCGGAACATACGATTGCGTAAATCGCCAGAAGCTGCTGCCTGCGACTGCAACGCTTGAATCTCGGTGGCAGTCTTACGATCCGACACCTGGAACTGCGAGCCAGCACCAAAGTCTGGATTGCCCATCCGCTGTTCGGAAAGCAGACGCTCTTCAAGCATCAGTTTCTGGAAGTCAAATGGAGGCTGGCTAAACTGAACTGGCTTTAAGCCTTGTGGCAGAATCTGCCCAGGCTGCATCTTCAAGTTCGATGTGTTTAGCGAGATGGGATTCTGTGCTTCGAAAACTGGGCGGTTGGCAAGCTCCACGTAGTCGCTTAGGGAATTTTTGAGCTTATTTAAGAGGTTCTCATTCGGGAGGAGGATCTCGGCCACACCTCTTGGACTATACCAACCGCCACCAGTAACTTCATAAGGGAAATCTACGAAAGGTGGTTCGCCGTGACGATAGGGTAATGTAAAAGGTTTGCGTACATCTTCGGTTAAAACAAGCGGGCTATAAGTTTCGACCTTCCATCCATCCTCGGACGGAGTGTACATCTCCCAAAGGACAATACGGTCGTTCTCAGCTTCTTGAGTAATTCCTTCACGCCTGTAAATCTCGTCTTGAATCTCACTTCGTAAGCCCACTGATTTGGAGGCTTTACCCGAAATTGTTTTGATAAAGTCCTCATCCTGCTTGTACAAGGGATTTGCCTTATAGGAATCGACACTCGTTGAGATGATGTGAACGATGAAATCTGCATCTTTGAACTCCTTGGTATAGGAAGGGACAATAATATGGAAGGGATCAATAGCCTCAAAGTCAATGCGCTTCTTGTCCTCGTTCCAGACTACCTTTGACACGCCACGCCCGTAGAGGAGCAAGTTGTCAATTACAGAAACAATCTCTTTCTGGAAGTTGGTACGCTCGCGCATCTGGTAATCAAACCAACGCTCGGCTGAGACTGTCAGAGGAGCCAACTGCTGGCGCATCGGTACGAAACTGGAAAGGATGTCGTTGCCAATCGCGCTGTTGACGAAGCTGGGTTTCAGCTTCTCAATCGCTGTGTCAATCAACTGAACGTGCAGGTCGGCGGCTGTAGGCCAAGGCTTGACCTTACGGCGTACGCCAAAGTAGCGGGCTTGGTAGAACAACCGCTGGCGGTTCTCCCAAGTCTCGCGCTGGTTAAGAGCCTCGATGATTCTCGTATAATATTCTGTTCTTGCTGTATCTTTAGCGTTCATTTTTGTCTTTCTCTGCTCAGTTCAAATGACAGATCGTTGACGTAATGTAAAGCGCGCTTTGCCCAAGCGCGTACTTTTGGATCAGCAGTACGGACAGCAGAATAGTTTTCATCTCGTACTAAAGACTCAACTGCTCCTGTCGTCTGGGTTACTGGCGTTGTTGTTGCGCATCCACCAAGACTCACCATGCAGATCACGCTCAATAGCTTCGCGATTCTTGCGCCAATCGTTTTCAAGGTTTTGTGTTCGCTTTTCTTTCCAACCTGGAATGATGCGAAACACGGCTGCGATGATCTCAAGGATTGCACGCAGCACAAAAGATTATTTAATATTCAGTCCGACTGTCTTGAGGAAGTTTACGATCTTTTCCAAGAACGTATCGTCCGCTGGGGTCGGTGTGAGTTTAACAATGATGCGAGCCGCAAGAACGATGCCACCAACAGCGGCTACGATCTCTTGCCAATTTGAAGTAATCCAATTCCAGATATTCATAGTGTTTATCCTCCTGGGTCAAATCCAGCCATGACGGGATCGTGGGATACCATCATTTCTTGAAGTGACTTCCAAGTTGGACGCTCTATCTGAAATGTCAAGTCAAGACCCATATTTGTGCTACTGAGGCACAAGGCCAGCGCGTCAGCCCTATCGGGTGAGGCTATGCCTCTGGCGCGCATTGAGTCCTTAGACTCCACGCCAAGCTTGCCCTTGCTGTTGGTGATTGTACGCCTGCAAGTCAACTGCGCTGTCAAGTCCTCATCCTCTGGAAGTATGATCTCAGCATCCTCAATCTTCTTTGCCATCCCATACCACATCTCAGCCGACCGATTGGTATAGGCGTTATTGTCGTATGCCGTAGCCCCAAAGTTCACGCGATTGACTACCCAGCCAGACTCAGCCAAGGCATCGCACATAACCATACCCATACCGCCCGAATCAGCGTAGATGTTGTTAGCTTCCAGCCCAGCCTTCTTAAACTCGACTATAAACCTGCCAACGGCTGCCATCGTGTCTTTCTCACGCCAAGCGATCATAGGCAGAATCTTGTTGCCGTCACTTATACAGATCACGTTCTGATCGCCACCCGCTGCAAAGTCAACACCTGCTATGCGTACACCTGGTCTGAATCGTGGTGGCGTGTTGTAGCAGTTCTGTAGCTGGGTAAGGCTGATAACTAGGCTTTCCAGCCCTATGTCAACAAACTCGCCGTAGATCATAGATCGGGTTAGTGGGTGCTTCTCGCCGTATCGCTGGGTTACTTCATCAATCTGAGCTTGCGTGATGTGTGGGCAGTCAAACGCTGTGACGGCGTGCTTCTGCCACATATTAGCTTCCTTGGTAAACGCTCGATAGAACGCACCGCTAGTTCCGCCTGGGCTGGATGCGATTAGCAGCCTAGTTGGTTGACATCGGCTGATGGCCTCAAACAGCGGGTCGGCTACAGTCTTGGCTTCGTCCACCACCATCAGCAACGGATGGTATTCGTGGTCTTCAGCGTGCCAACCTTCAGCGCGCCCAGGATCAGTCGCTGAGTAGCCTATAATGCGTGATGTGTTGCCGTTGGGGTGGAGGTAGCGGATCTCGCCAGACGTGACCTCCCAAGCACCGCCAAGCTTGGCAATGTGATTGCGCAGGCTAGGCCAGAGTTGGCTTTCGACTTGGCGGAAAACGCCTGCCGTAGTTACAGCAATTGAGCGCGGGTAAACGAGCGCGTGCCATATTAAAATAGCCGAAATGACGGTGCTGGTCTTGCCAGAGCCGTTGGCTGCACGCAGGGCTACGCGACAGTCTCTAGGCTCTAAATCGCGTAATACCTTGCGTTGCCAGTCGTAGAGATTGATGCCAAGTACGTTAGAGGCGAAAGCGGCTGGTTTAGAGAGGTCTTCGAGTATCTCTTCTTGACTACGCTTGGGAGGCTTTGGCATTGGTGATGTTTAAGACCTCTTTTTGTTTTGAGCCAGAATAATTTGGGGGGGTTTATGCGTATTAAATGGCGGTTGGGGGCTTGGCGGGTGGCGTGGTGGTGTACTTGGCAAGGCTCTCTTTCCTTGGCTTGCGTCTTCTCATTGCTCTATGCCTAGTCTTCCCAGGTTTTTCTAGCGTTGGAGTGACAATAGTTTGCGTGTCATCTGTCGCACAATAGCTATTGTCTCGAATTGTATGCAATGTTTTCGGGGTAACATCTTTACACTCAATCACTTGTGCTTTCTTTTTACCCGCTATCCCCGCGAGAAGTGAGGCTAGGTTTCCGCTGATGCCGTGGGTAACGTCTTGACTGACTTGTAGTCGCGCCGATGGGATTGCGTGGTTATAGATTCGCTCGGCCATCCATGCCTTGGCTTGCCATGATTTGGCTCCTGCAATCTCTATGTCACGCAGAAGGGAAAGCTCGTGCTTTTTTCTAGATGTCTCCACCCTACGCGCAAAATCAGGCTTACGCTGCGCCCAGGTTCTAATCGTGGAGGGATTCACGCCTACAAGTGCGCCCGCTTTCTCTAAAGTAAACCCACTCCCACAAGCCGCCACTATCTCGTCGGCAATCTTATCGGAAAATATCTCTCGCCCATTCTTTGCCTTTTCTATCGCGCCTGGAGATGCGCTAGTTTCATCCATGTTTCATCCTACCATAAAATATATTAAAATAAAACTTGACCTATCCAAGCCGATAGCATAGCTTGTCGTTATGCAAACGAAACACACATCAGAAAACACCGAAGCGAGCGCGGTTCAAGACGCTAGCACCGATGTAGTCGAAAATTGTAGGAAGGCATTGAAAGCCTATCGCGCGGAAGAGGCGAGGGAAAGATTCGAGCAAATGCGGGGAGATATATTCTCTAGAGCTACGCATTCGTTTCTAAAGCAGATTCTCAATGGATGCGAGCAACACGATACGTTAGGGAATATTGAAAATCTAAAGGTAGCCCTACGCTTAATGAAATTAAAGCTTAAAGCGGAAGATGCGTCATGATTGACCTTACCCTAGCAATCCTATTCCTCTCTCCATGCGTTTTATTTATGGCGATGGGATACTTCGGCAAAAACTAAACAAAAGAAAAGGAAACTGCAATATGATGACATTCGAACACGCTACAACGTCAACGGGCGGTGGATTCTCTCGCCCTTCTAAAATGCCTTGCCCCGCTTATTCCATTCCCGCTTCGCTTTGCAAGGTGGGCGGAAAGCTTCGCAAGGTTGAAGGTTCGGTTTGCGAGAGTTGCTTCGCCCTAAAGGGAAGATATAGATTCCCAAATGTGAGGGATGCGCTAGCCCGCCGCTTGCGTTCCTTACGCCGTAGCGATTGGGTTGACTCCATGGTGTTCTTAATCGAGGCAGAGGGAAACGCATTTTTTAGATGGCACGATGCGGGAGACTTGCAAAACTCAAACCATCTAAAAAAGATAATCGAAGTTTGCGAACGCACCCCAAACGTGCGCCATTGGCTGCCTACGCGAGAGGCGGGAGTCGTTCAATCATACTTGAATAATGGCGGCAAGGTTCCCGCGAATCTCACCATTCGATTGAGCGCGCATATGATTGACGGAACCGCACCCTTGGAACTAGCGCGGCGGTTGGGCGTTCAAGTCTCTACAGTTGTTACAAGCGGCGAGACTTGCCCTAGCTCAAAGCAGGGTAATAAATGCCTAACTTGTCGCGCTTGTTGGGATAAGAATCAGGAGGTTGTTGCATATGGTAAACATTAAACACTCCTACGCCGTCTACAACTCATGCGGTCAATTCCAGGCACGCTTTACGTCCTATGCTCGGGCGGTCTGGTGGGCAATTCGGGAAGGTATGGAATGGACCGCAGTGATCAGAAAGGAGGTTCAATCATGAACTGCCCACAAGTTTACGCGTTGGGGCTGCTCCATGGCGGGCTGCTGCTCGCCTTTGTGTGGATGGTATGGCCGCGCAAACGCAAATAGTCTTCCCTTGTCTTCCCTCCTGGCACGAGGGAAGCAAAGGTAAGACCCTATCGGGTCAACCTAATAAACGGCAGCGCAGCGATGCGCGGAACATAAAAGAAAAGAGGAAAAGAAAATGAAAATAGATAACCTATTAGAGGAGATACTGTGGGAGATTGAGGCAGCTGGTAAGGATTGCCCCGAGTCATTCAGGCAATTCGAAGAAAAGATTAAAAAGGCAATATATATCTAGTCTCTCCTCGTTTCCCCTCGTAACGGAGGGGAACGGAGGATGGATTGAGCCGATAGGCTCAAACATTCTATAAACGGCAGCGCAGCCTTAATCGGGAGCGCGGAACTAATAAAGGAAGCACACAATGAAAAAGAAAATAGCAAAAAGAAAATACAAGGTTGAGTATAAGCAAACGGAGACATTTATAGTCGATGTCTATGCTAGCAATCAAGAGCAAGCGGAAAAACTAGCGTGCAAAAGATTTGACGCTGGTGACTATCAAGATATGGGCGATTGCGAAGTTTTAGTGAGTCAAGTTTATGATGTCACCAATACGGAAGATCCGTTTAACCCATAAAAGAAAGAGGAATACATGACACACCCAAAGCAATTAGATGAAGTTGGAATTACTGAAAGTTATCTTAAAAAGCTGGCAAAAAAAGAGGGCGTATCTTATAAAAGGGCGGTGCAGATAGCTATCGAGCAGTGGGGAGAGTATTCCCTAAAGCTTATCAACAAGATTGTCGGGGAGGAAATTAAGACAAGATAACAACCCCGCCAAGGGTTCAAACCCCTACGGCTTTTCCGCTTGCATAGGTTCACCCTGGTGCGCTATTCAAACGGCAGCGCAGTGCCTATAAGGAGCATATAAAACATGACAGAAGATCAAATTATAAAGGCCTATCTTTCGCGCCTAGGTAAGAAAGGCGGGAGCGTCAGCGGTCCCAGCAAGGCACGCAAGCTTTCGCGGGAGCATTATGCCAAGGTAGGCAAGGTGCAGCGGGAGCGTTGGCAAAAGTTTCGGCGGGAGCGTCAAACGGAAGCGCAGCCACCCAAGCGGTAGCGTAGCCTTTCGCGGGAGCGATAGCCCTATAAGGGGTGTGTAGAATAGCCCTATAAGGGATGTGTAAACGGAAGCCTAGTGTATATGTAGCAATAGGTTCTGATTACTTTTGTAAATTAGAAGACGGCAGTCTAGCGTCCGATACGGCAACAGCAGGCTTGATTGCCTAGGGGTCTATTCGGAACGTCCGTAGCATCGGTCTTGCCATTAAGACGCTTTCTAGGGGCATCCTTGCTCGATTGCGGGGCATTGTAGCGTGTTTTTTTGGCTACCTTTGGCATATTACCAGTTCTTGCACGACCAATACCGCGCTGTCAGCTTGCTTGGCGGCTTGCTATCGCACCCATGTCTAGCCCTAAAGCTCCTACGGCGGTCTGGATTGCTCTTCTTGATGGTCATCTTGGGATCGCCATAGCGGATGGTCTTGCTTTCACCACCTTGGCAAGCACGCACCACAAACTTCTTTGGTCCTCCAGGTGTGCGCCTAGGGCTGTTGCAAGGCAGTTCTCTAGGATTCATCATCTACCTCATCTTGATCCCAAACGGCAGGGCAAGCATCGTGGAGCGACTGGAGTGCCTTCTGATGGTTCTCAAAGAAGCCTGACAGCCTCTTGACCTGCTCGGTAAGGCTGTTCCATTGCACTTCGAAGACTTCATAGGAGCAGTTGGCATTCATATCGTCTACCAATTGGCCTAGCAAACGTAGCACGCCATGCAACTGTGCATTCTCACGCTGAAGCAGGGCAATAAACTTATGTGCCACCTTCAGTTGCTCTCTATCTTGGTTCAAACCCGCCCTTCTTGGCTTTCATTAGCCGCCACACCTTGGGGCTGATGGTGCTTTTAGATTTAGGACGGCTAGTGCCAGCCTTACGGCGGGCGTTGATGTTTGCATACAAACCTGGTTTACTCTTGTTCATTTCACGATTGTACCACACCGCAACAAAATCAAAAATATAGAAGCCTTTGCATTTGCGATTCACTAATACAATTTTCTGGTTTGCTTTGGCTTTGCAATACTCCAGCAATCCTAATCAATCTCTTCTTGAGCATTTCTTTCGGCCATCCGTCTTCAATACCCTTGCATCTGGTCCACCACAAAATTGACTTAAATGTAGCTTGGGAATGTTTGACGTAGTCAGCCTGCGTGTCTCCAGCCACAAAATCGTACCCACCCATCCTCATTTGGCTTCCGTCTCCATATCCCCATAAACCTCACAATCCCAAACTGCACCTACTATGCTTCCATCAAACAGCCTTTCAACAGCCTCAACCCAACCACCAACATCGCAATCCTCCTTGATTTTGGCCACTATTTCGACTGGGACTAGCTCGATTTCCCTCTCCTCGTTATCTGTCAACGACTTATCAATTTCTGGGACAGCTGGGACAGGTTTTTGCAACCCTATTTCACCCACGGGTGTATTACATAACGTATCTTTATTAGATACTATAAACTTTTCAAGCAGTGCGCGTAGGTTATAAA